ATGCCGAAATGTCTACAATCTCACAATTTCCGTCTGAAGTACAGGCTAAAGTTTGTGTTCCGCTAGTTCCATCTTCTGTCTCGTAAAAAGATAAATCTTCCCAACGAATTGAAGACGGCATTTTAGCGAGGAGTTCTAAATATTCCGACTCAGTTACTTCTTGGTAAGGAGCCTGCTTATATGAGTGGTCTGAATGTGGCAGGAACGAAATACCTGAAACCTCATCAAAATGCTTATATACCCAAGCACCTACTTCCATCCATTCATCTTCTTTTACAGATACCGTAATAGATGGCTTATGCTCACACCATGCACGTTGATAGACAAGCCATGTGTTTAGGTGCTCAATAGCAGTAAGATCATTACGAAGAATTGCTCCTTCTGGAGCCTTTACTGGAAATGAAAATACATAAGTGTCGTTTGGCTTCATAAAATCATCTTCTACTGGAATGCCAACTTCTTTTAAGAATGTTGATAGAGGATCTTTTTTATCCCCACGAACTGTGCGAATATAATACTGTGAATGCCATGCATGCATTCCTGAAGATACTCCTACCAATTGAGATACTGTTCCAGAAGGCTTAACACATGTAATTGCAGCGGAGGCTGGAATATTAAGAGCTTCTGCCATTTCAGCATTTATCTCTCTTGCGTAAGACCTTAAATCTTCAAGGGTTTGCTCAAGTTTCTTTAAATCTTGTTTTCCAGAAAAGAACTTATTCCCAAATTGTCCAGTTAGGGATACTCCAAGTAGGCGTTCTTCTTCTGTATTATCTTTCCAGATTTTACGAAGATACTTAAAGTCTGTAAGGGTAGACTGCCAAGTGCCAAGAATAGTGGCTAGGCGTACCTTTTCTGCCACCGTCTTAGCGGTATCATTTTCACGAATTACAACTTCGGATAGATTACAAAACTGATAAGGTCGTAGGATAATTTCTGAGCATGGGTTAGTTCCATAGTGGACTTCTGGATCTCTACGTCCCCATTTTGCTGCTTGTTTTTGAGCTGCTGCAACATTGTATATGCCACGCTCACCTGATTTTGAGTCATACAGGTTTTTCCATTCCGCAATAAACTGTTCCATTTCTGGCTTACGAGAATATGCTACTGAATTATTTGATAGGGCTCGTTGTGAATTATTCTCCCACCAGTTTCCAGACTTTGCTGCCGCCATTTCAATATCATTAATATTAGAAAGAGAAATCATTGCAGAGCGACGAACTCCACCAACAACCACAATTTCACCAATCTTACACATTATATCGTGAGCCTCAATAGGTTTCAACTGACGACCTGCTGCAGATTTAAACTTTGCAATTGTAAAATCAAAAAGATTGATCAATGGTTGTGGTCCTGATGAACGACCACCCATTGTCTTAAGACGTGCACCTGCTGGTCGAAGTTTAGAAACATCAATTGCTGGAATCTGTCCAGCCCAAAGCATTGCAAGTAGTTCACGATAAGACTTTGCCCAACCCTGCTTTGAATCTTCTACAACGATAGTAGTTGTTGATTTCTCAAATGATTCTGGGACGGCAGGAAGTTTGTTCACATACTTATACTCTACAGAGAATCCTACACCTGTTCCACACATCAAGATATACATTGTTTCATCAAATGAACGAGGAGAATCTACTGGAACAAATGAGCAGTTATATCCTGCAACATGGTCTCTGTCAAGAGCAGCACCAGCAGTCATTACTGCTCGCATAGAAGGCATTACGTTTCTATCATATACTGCTTGCTTAAGCTCTTCTACTAAAGATGACTTTGGCTCATAGTTATAGTTTGTAAACAAATGATCTAAAATAAATGCGAAGTATCTATCTACTGTTTCACCCCATGTCTCTCTGCGATTTTCTTCAGGGATCCATCTTGCATAGCGTGACAATGCAATAAAGTTTTCATAGGGATTTTCAATAGTTCTTGACATTTTTAGATAAAGCTCCTTCTCCGCCTTGCGGTTAATAAATTTTTAGTGAGATACCAATTCTACCAAACTTTAATTAGCGTGGGAAGGGGTTATGAGAATTTTTTAAAAATATGATCAAAAGAATTCTTAGTCAACTTAATCCAATTGTATTCTTCATGTATTTTAGTTGACTGAGCATAATAGTATCCAGAATAAGCATTAAAATTAAAAGATACATCTCTCATAAGTTCAAGTAGATGTTGATAGTTTGGTTCAAATACTTTTCCAGGGTGGGCATGAGTCCATTCTGAATCTACCAATTCCGATCTTAATTTAAGCGGGCCAAGATAATCTGAATAATGTGCCCAATCATAAGTAGATATAACTGGCATGCCTGTTGCTAAAGCCTGAAGAGGTATAAAGCCAAATCCTTCTCCGTAGCTAGGATAAATTAAAACATCATGATCATGATAAAGCTTAACTAGTTGCTCATCTGTATATTCATCAAGAATGATCTTTACGTTATTATAAACTTCATTAGGTAATCCAATAATATTCTTTTCTATAAAGTTATTATATACACGAGTTGTATTTTGTTTATATGCTTTTATTGTTAATTGATATTCTGGATTATTTCCAAATAAGAATCCGAATGCGTCAACCACCATTTGTCCCGCTTTTCTTGGAGCGGGTTCTCCAAGATGAAGGAACTTAATTACACCATCATCTTTTCTTCGTTTTGGTTTCCAGATATCTTCTATTCCATGTGGATACACTTTAACATCTTTATATCCATTATCTTGAAATACATTTGCACACCAATCAGATGTTGTCCATATCTCATCAACTAAAGATAGATTCATTCTCCAAACTTCTGGTATAACTGTAGATTCCCAAGGAGTGTAACTAATTTGATACTGATTACGATGCATTTTAAAATGATTAGGCTGAGAAAAGTTTAATTGAACTGGAGCTTTAGGATATTGAAATGGGACTTCGTGGCCTAAACTTTGCAAAGATTTAACTATATTATAGCCAGCATAACCATATCCATTAGAGGTTTTTAGGTTAACTCTTGGTGTTGAGAATGATATTTGCATATTTTTTTCTGGTTGACCGACTTGACAGTAATTTACTGACAATGCTATTATATAAGTTCGTTATCTCTTCAAAGGAGGAAATGCCAATGGAGAATATAAAACAGCGATTGAGTGATGTTGCTCATAACTGGACCGCTATAGGAATGATAACATTATTTCTATTTGGTGTCCAGCCTGAAACATTACCAGCCGCAAAAGCTCTTCTGGTTGAACAAGCAATTGTTAAATCTGAAGATACAAAAACAGAAGCACAACTGAAAAAAGAAACGCTGGAAAAATTCAGCAATACTGTATACAAAGCATCTGAGTCTTTAACAGACAAAGAATTGGTACAGCTTCTCAAGGCCGTAGGCTTTGAGGGCAAAGGCCTTAGAATGGCTTGGGCCGTAGCTAAGAAGGAGTCTAACGGACGCCCATTAGCGTATAACGGAAACAGGAATACTGGAGACAGTTCCTACGGAATTTTTCAGATCAATATGCTGGGAAACCTTGGTGTAGATCGTAAAGAAAAATTCGACCTGGATAGTAACTACACGTTATTTGATCCAGTAATTAACGCAGAGATAACGTATCATATGACACAGGGCGGCGCAGACTGGTCATCTTGGAAGGGTTTAACTCCAGCCACAAAAGTGTGGTTAGAAAAATTCCCTAATTAGGAGATAAATTGAAGATACAGACAGTATCTAAATATTTAGCCTTAGCAGAAGAAGGCCTTGTTCCAGAACTTAATTGTCCTCTGGATCAGGGCCTTCTAATGCCTAATCAAGATTTAGATGATAAAATATATCTATATTGCTTATCATGTCAATATAAAAAAGAGATTGGTTTAAAGTTTTATGAACAACTCAGAGAACAAATTGAAAGATCTAACTGACCCAATTAAAACCGACGGCGGGGAAATTAAAGAAACAGACGCCATGGGTAGAGAAAAATTTTGGGAAGATCTAGGAAGACCAAATGACTGAAGAACAAAAATCAGAAAATCTAGAAGATAACCTAGAGATGGTTAATTATATTATGCTGCATAGAATATATGACCTTTTAACATTAATTTCAAATAAACTTGTTGGCCCAGAAGATACGGCAAAAATGGTTGCATATCATGACCAAGGATATCTATTAGGACCATCCCCTTCATATACCCCAGATAATTCTCAAGAAAACAGTTGACTTAAAAAAAACATTGTGTGATACTTAGTATTGTACGGGTTGTAGCATCCCACCAACTTTTGCTCCCCGTGCTTACGCTTCGGCGTAGCAAGACCCAATCGGATCCGCCTCTGATTGGGTTTTGTCCTTTATAGGCGGTATAATAAGAGGATGCAGACAAGACATAAGATAGTAACTCTATCAACATCAGCACCTACGGCTTTAACATACGAGGATAATGTTCAATCTAGCTATACGTTAGTAATTCAAAACAATAATGATTCTGGATATGTTTATATAGGGTCTTCAAGTGTTTCAACATCATCCTACGGATATAAACTATTTCCTGGGCAAGGGCTGACGGTAGAGCTTTCTGCTTTTAATAGACTGTATGCAGTCTGTTCAACAAATACTATGACTGTATCTCTATTGGTGATAGAACGTGCCATTTAATACAGTTGGCATAGGACCAATTCCTGCCCACCCTCCAGTTCATTGGAGCCCTGTATTTTCAGCTACTGGATTAACATTTACTGGAAGCGGAACAACATATCCTACATATGGATCTGTATACTCAAAGTCTGAGTACAACGTAAGCTTTTGGATACAGATAGATTTATCAACAGTAACTAATTTTGGGACGGGACAGTTGAAGGTTCAACTTCCATTCCCTCCTCATACGGGAACTATGAATCACTTTCCAGGATGGGTTTGGTATGATCCAAATGGCGGAGATCCAGATTTAGCTAATCATATTATTCTAAACGTAGATCATCTTCCAGGAAGTCAGACATTAGATTTACATTGGCTTGGTGGAGACACACCAACACCAAAACCTGTTAGAGAATTTCCTTTAACTTCAACTAGCCCATATACATTAACTACAGCATCTAAGATATATATTAACGGCAATTACTTTACAGACATTCTCTGAGCCCAATAACAGACTTGAACTGTTGACCCTCCGCTTACAAGGCGGATGCTCTACCACTGAGCTAATCGGGCTTGGCTGGACATCCAGGGATCGAACCTGGGACCTAGAAGTTAACAGCTTCCCGCTCTGCCGTCTGAGCTAATGTCCAATAAATACAATTGTACTAAATATAGTGCGAAATGAAAAGTGCGCCCGAAAAAAGTGCGGCGGGAATAGAAGAGATACTATCCCATAATTACATATACTTACTATCCCATTAGTGCAATTAACTAGCCTTTTTAGATATACGCCTCATATGTGTTCTAATACGATGACAATTTGAGCATACAATCTCGCATTTAGCGATTTCTTCATCAATTTTCTTTTTAGACAGAGTTGGGATCAATTCCATTACATTCTTATGCTTCTTGCCACGTACGTGGTCAAAATCCATTACATAATATGGATATGAGATCCCACAGTCCACACAAGGAGTTTTCTCCTTGAGCTCTCTTATATACTTAGCCAAATGAGCCTTCTGTTTGGCTATAGAGAGCTTTTCAGACTTCATGGTAGTCTTTCAGACTTCATACAAGGTTATACCTACAAAGAGGACTCATATGGCTTAATTATAGCAAGAAGGGATTCTTGCTTCATCCCGCCTTTTTTATTTTTAAATTATCTTAGTCAACTACAATTTTAGATATATAAAAATGTTAATAAAAAATTTTTTATGATTTACAAGTTTTATAATGATTAGTTAATGTCATATGGGCAAATCCAGATCTTACTTCTATTTCCCGCCCACATTTATCACAAGTAACAGTTCTATTTGCAGCCATGCATGTATTATATAATTTTATATAATTCTAGTCAACTGCTTTTATTGTTTAGGATTACGAATAAATAAAAAATACATGATCCAAAGAGTTAGACCAAGAAAAAGTATTGCTTCCATTATTCCCACCTTTGTTTTATGATATAGATATCATATAGATATATATTGATATCTGGGTATTTAGATTTTTTAGCAAAGCCCCCCTTTCCCCCCATTGAAAAATATTATACAATGTTGAGAAAGAAGGTTTATTGTAGCTACGACATCTGGTACATTTGAGTTCCTTAGTGTAAGCCCCCCACAAACCAGTCTTAAGTATAGCATTGTACAAATTGCTTGGTCAACACTTTTAAAAAAGTTTTTCTAGTTGACTATAATTTAGATTTATAAAAATGTTAATAATATTTTATTTTGTATGATCCATATTTTAGAATGTCCGATTTGTCCTACTAGAGCGCCCATTTTGGCGCTAATTGTGATGCTAATCACAAAGATTTTTTTCAATTCGCACCATATGTCCGAATTGTCTCCTTGAAATTGTCGGTGGGGTCGTGTATTGTTATAGACATAAGATAAAAACTAAATAAAAGGGTATGAGCCTAGCAAATAATCCGAAAGGTGAGCCTAGCAAATAAGACCCACTAACTACTAATGAAAGGAGCATAACAAATGCTTACTCAAAAAACTTTAGATAAAATCGTGTATGAATATCAACACGGCGGTGTTTCTCAACACCACCCAGAGATTTCTTTCTCTGAGCGTAAGGCTCTCTTGCGTTATCTATTCTCGCTACCTACTAAGTGTAGCCCTGAGTGTGAGGCAACTCACACTAACTAAGCGGCGTGTCGTCTTGATAATGTCGCCTCTCTCTGATAGTATTCCAATATAACAAAATGAAAGGTAGGTAGCCAAATGAGTGCTAATCTATACAATGTCCAATCCCTACTAGTAGGCAAGGCTTATCGTAGCCGTTCCCTAGAGGGTGTAATCGTAGATGCTGAAAAGCATCCTAAAGCCGTATGGTATGATAACGCTGAGGCGTATCTAGTCCGTATCCGCCCTACACACGGGCTCTCTGATAAGTATCGCACAATAGCGGTAGCGTGTGATTAGTATCACACCTACGCCCTAGCGTGTCGGCTTGATAATGTCGGTGCTAGGGTGTAGCCTAAAGGCACAAGATAAAGAACTAAAAGAAAAGGAATAAAGTAAATGAAAATAGAAACTGCGATTTGGAATGGTAAGAAAACTAGAGTGTTAGCCGTTCCGTCATTCTCTACCTCAGATGAGGCACTAGAGTTTCTAAAAGAAATAAAGAAACTAGATAAAGACGCTACACTTACTATTACTTCAGTAAGTCAATATAAGTAAAAGGAAAATAAATAAATGATGACTAAATGGGATACTATTCAGGCAGACTTAGAACCTATCACCCCTAAGTATTGGGGAGATGAAGCAGAACTAGAGGAAGAAGAAAACGAACTCTCTCTAGATGAACTATTAGAAAATAAAGAAAACGAACTAAACGAAATGGAAATGGAGTAATAAAATGTGGGATAGAGATTTCTTAGGTATCCACTTAGACGGATTTGGATTTACAATAGATAGCGCTTGGTTTTATCTATCTATTAGTTATAATCTGCTACTAATAGCGGGAGCGTTTATTCTTGCCCGCCGATTTTATCTAAAGCGTAAGCGTGTGAGGTAAATCACAAAAAGGATCGGCGTGTCGATTTGACAAATCGGCAGCTGGCCCGCACGTTTTTGCGGGCGTTATCCACAGCTTTATACACAGGTGTGGAAAACCCCTGGATTTTGAGCGTGAGTTATCCACATGACCTAAATCACAAAAATAGTTTTGCGACACGCCCGAAAAACGGGTCAAAATGTCAGTGGTCTATGGTAGCCTATAGGCATAAGATAAAAAAAGAAAGGTAGGTCAGATAAAATGACTACACTAAATAAAAATGAAATAATAGAATACTTAGTAGAAAATGATTTCTGCGTTACTGATAAAGTTTGCGTATTTTGTTCAACACTTACAGATGGGTGGAATAGATTTTGCTACTCTTGTAAAGACTATAAAGGAATGATGAGCCTCTATGAAGCCGTAGAATACTACGGAACAGATGTTCTACCTAACTAAGAAAGGAAAACTAAATGTTAGAAATTTTTGAACTAAATGAAAATGGTGCTGGTTGGGTATCATTAGAAAATGCTTCCACTTCTACTAAACTAGATTTGGAACTTGCTTTGCTAACTAAGGCAGAAGTAAAAATGCTTTGCTATGTTTGCCACATTGAGATTGAAAAAGGTAATGCTTGCGTAAAGCATACTAAAGTAAATCTAAAAACTTGCGTT